CGCCTTGCGTTCGGTCACGACGAGGCGGCCGAGCGCTTCCATTTCGTGCTCCTCGAGGCGGCGCTCTTCCTTGGGCATGAATGCCACCTGGACGTCGGCGCACCTGGATTTGAACGGGCAATTTCCGCAGGGCTTCCCGCCCTGGTGCTTGCCCTCCGGCTCAAAGTCGATCGGCGTGACCGGGCGGCCGTCGATCGTCGGCGAGAACACCCGCTTTGCCCGCGCGAGCCCCGCCTCGAACACCTCGTCGCTGTAGGCGACGACGAACTCCCTCACGTCGTCGAGGAACGAAGCGTTGACGTAGGAGATGAGCGCGTAGTTCGGGCGGTGGTTCGTGTGCCGCCGGATCAGGCCGAGCTGCATCACCGTCTGGAATGCGTGCTCGGCCTTCTCCTCGTCGAGGCTGACGCGCGGGTCGATCGTCTTGCACTCGACCACCAACTCGTCCCCGCCGATGTCGGGGATGCCGAGATGGGCGAGGCAGTCACGCTCGACCCCGACGAGGAGCCCGTCAGGCGTCGCGCTGACGAACCCCTCGACGAGCGTGCGCTGCTCATCCCCCGCCATCAGCAGCTGGACGCCCTCGGGCAGCGAACCGCGGATGCCGGGAACCCAATAGTGGTTCTCGATAATATCGCCACGGTCCATCGCCCCGCGGCCGTGAGTAAAGCCCTCGTCCTCCGTGTATCCGTTCTTGAGGAAATACATGCGGCGAATGCACTGGCCGACTTCGGAGGCGCCCAAGGTCGAGCTCCGGTCGTGGCCGGAGAAGTCCTTGACCTTGCGCGCCGCCGTCGCCGTCAGCATGTCGGCGATCGACACCCGCATCTCAGGCGTCCTCCACCAGGTCGGAGACGAGGCTCGGCATGGCGAGCGCCATGACGATGCAGGCGCCGACGACCGCGATGCTGGCGACGATGCCAAGCGGCTGGTCCGTGACCGTCGCGACGATCACGTCGAGGGCGAGGAGGCCCCACCCCGCCATGGCGGCGAGGATGGTGGCGCCGATGAGGAAGCCCTTCATGCTGCGTCCTCCTGTTCCGCCGTCGCCCGCTTCAGGCCGTCGCGGGTGATGTCGATGAGGTCGCGCTCCATGCTGCGGACTTCCTCGTAGATCGTCCGCTGGCGGTCGAGCGCGAGGTAGGCGAAGTCCGAGAGGCTGGCGAGCGAGGCGATGGCGTTGAGGCCGTCGATCGCGGCGCCGTGGGCGCGCTCCGACTCCTCGAGCACCGGGAGCAGCATCCCGAGCGCCGCGCGATTGGCGGGGCTCAATTCGCACCTCCTTCTTTTGCGTGATGGTCGAGCGACAGCCGCGCCAGGACCGCGACGGGCCGCGTCCCCGTCAGGACCTCGCCGTAGCCGCTGGCGAGTTCAGCGAGCGCGCCTTTCGCGAGGTCCGAGAGGCCGTCGGCGACGGACTCGGCGAGGACACGGACGATCGCCTTCTCGACGACGGAATTGACCGTCTCGATGGTGTCGGCGAGCGCCTCCATCGCGCCGAGGTCGGCCGGGGAGAGCTGGGCGAATTTCATCACCCCGCCTCCCGCTCATCGGCGAAATCTGGGATCATGCCGAGGGCGCGCTGGTAGACGTCGATCAGCGCCTCGCGCTCGTCGAGGTCGTCCTTGTCCATGCGGCGCAGCTTCAGCACCTCCCGCATGATCGTGACGTCGAAGCCGACGCCCTTCGCCTCGATGAAAACTTCCCGGATGTCCTCGACGATCGCGCGCTTCTCCTCCTCGAGGCGCTCGATGCGCTCGACGAAGCTCTTCAGCCGGTCGCCGGCAATGCCACCTACGTCAGTCATGTTCTTGCTCTCCGTTTGCGTGTTGATGGTTTACGAGCGGCCGAGCTTGAGGAGCCGCACCGCCTCCTGAAGGTCGTCGATAGCCGTGCCCAGCTGCTCGAGGCGCGCGAGGAGCCGCGCCTCGATTTCGGTGATGCGCTGGTTGACCTGGGCCACGCCGACGACGGGCTTCAGCGCCGGTGGCTTGGCGTCCTTGAAGAAGGCTTGCTGGATCGCGAGGCGCAGCGATTCCAGGTTGGCCGGCGTCACGATGCGCACGATCCCCTGCTCCTCAAGTCGCGCCGCGATGCGATCGAGCTTGACCTCCGCCCGCCACTCGCCGGTTTCCGGGTTGATGAGCGGCTTGCAGATTTCAGCCGCCCCGAGCAGTTCGGAGTAGCTGAACTGCTTCCGCTTGCGATCGTCGTCCGCGGTCGTCGTCTCGGTCATTTTCTGATCTCCGTTGGCTGGGTGTGGGTGGTGGTTCAGCGGCGCGCGCGCTCGAGCTCGTCGACCTTCACCCGGGTCGCGTCGAGCAACTCGGTGATGTCGGCCAGCTCGCGGCGGAGCGCGTCGATTTCCGGGTCGCCCTTGAGCGCCCCGAAAGCCTGGTCGCGCACCTTGGCGACGACCTCTTTGGTGGTCTGCGTGGCGTCGGCGACGCGGACGTCGCTCCAACCCTTCGCGTAGTAGCCCTCGACCTCGTCGAAATGCTCCTCGAGCAGCTTCGATATCCGGCGGAACTCCTGCGGCGTCGGCGTCACCGACGCGAGGGCGACGGCCGCCGTTGCGGTCGGCGGCGCCGTGATGGTGGGGGTGGTGGTGGCGTGGCGTTTCATGTCGATGACCTCGGCTTCCTTCTCTTTCTTCGGTGCGCTCACGCAGGACGGGCAGCGGCAGCGCCGCGCGTTCCGCATGTCGACCTCCCAGCCCCGTTGCTGGAATTTCTTGGCGATGATCTCGGGGGCCGGCGGCGAGTTGATGCCCATGCGGCCGACGAAGCCGCAGCCGCAGGCGAGGCGAATTTCCGGCCGGAATTTCCCCGCCTCGTCGGGGGTCGACACGATCTCCCACGGGCAGAAGCGGACGTCCCTCGAGCCAACCGTTACCTTTGCCATCTCAGCTGATCCCCAGCTCACGCTTGATCTTGAAAAAGGCGACTTCCTCGACGCCCGGCGGGTTGAGCTGCGGCCCGAGGTCGTCGTTGAAGGGCGGCAACCCCGCCTTCACGCGGATCGCCACGATCACCTCGTTGAGCAGCTGGAGCAGCGCGAAGCGCGCGTCCTCGGGCGCCGGCTTGATCCAGTCCTGCGCGAGGACCGTGGTGAGCAGCTGGCCGGCGTCGGCGATCGTGAGCTTCCTCGCCCACTCCACCAGCGCCCGCACCCGCGGCCCCTCGGGGCAGTCGAGCTGGGCGTCGTGCCTCGCCTTGCGCATCGCGACGGCGAACTTGCCGAGCTTGTCGTTCTCGACGCGCACCTTCTGGAGCGCGGCGCGCTGCGGATCGGCGCGCTTGCGCGGCTCCCGCGTCGGCGCCGTCTCCTCGCCGTACATCGCGAAAGGATCGACGCTCACAGCAAGCGCTCCCGCAGAGCCGCCCGGGCGCGGAAGAGGCGCGAGGCCGCCGTCCCCTCGGGGATGTCGAGGGCCTTCGTCATCTCGCTGCGGACGGCGCTGCCGGCGCTGCTCATCAACACGACGTCGCGGTGATGCGGCGGCAGCTCGTCGATGGCGGCGATGACCTCGCCCATCCACACCGCCGCCTCCTGGTCGCTGCCCGGCGCCGGCACCATCAGCGCCTCGTCCAGCGGGACGTTGCGGTTGGTCGTGAGGACGGCGTTGCGGACGAGGTCGACGTAGATGTTGTGCATGATCGAGAAGAGCCAGGCGCGGAGGTTTGAGTCGGGCCGGTAGAGGGCCCGCCGCTCGAGGGCGCGCAGCACCGTCGCCTGAACCAGGTCCTGGACCGCATCGGGGTTGCGGGCCAGCAGGGCGCGGGCGTACCGCCGCAGGCGCGGCAGCGTGGCGATGAGCTGGGCGTCCTCGAACACGGGCGGCGCGCCTACTTCAGCTCGCCGCGCGGCATGCTGGCGGGCAGCCCGCCAACCATGTTGCTGCGGACACCGAAGACGATCGCGCCGTGCTTCTTGCCGGCGCTGACCATGACGACGCGCGTCTCGACCTCATGCCCCTGCTGGCGCCAGAAGAGGGCGATGCGGGCGGCGAGGCGTTCGGCGCCGGTGCGGGTGCAAGTATCCGGCGGGTCGTAGGGGATCACGGCTGTTGCTCCTCGAAATACTTGCAGGCCAGGGTGAAGGCCGGGATCGTCGGTACGGCGCGGATGACGTTCGGGTTCGCCTTGCGCTCGGCCGGGTCGAAGCAGAGGAGCAGCGCGCGCACCGCAGCCCACGCCTTGCAGCGCCCTTTCTGTGTCCGCTTCAGCGCCTTCGTCTGGTCGAAGCTGGCGCAGTCGATGCAGCACTTCCCCTCCGGGCCGGTGCCCGGGAAGTGACGCACCGCGCGGTGCTTGCGGGGCCCCGGAGTGAGGAGCGAGCGGTTGAGCTCGATGCCGGCATCGTCAGACGACATCGTGCGAGCCCTCCTGGAGCCGCGCGCGGAACCGCGCCATCGTCGCCTCGCGGCTCGCCGACCGCTCCTCCGCCTCGGCCGCCTCGCGCAGCTTCTGGCGCTGCATGACCCATGCGAGGAGCGCGTAGCCGGCGAGGTCCAAGTAGTTGTCGAGGTGGTTCGGGCTGCCGATCGAGCGCTGGAGCTTCAGCCGCATCATCAGCCGGCACGCCTGGATGTCCGTGACCTCGGTCCCCAGCTCGGCGGCGAACTCGCGGGCGATCTCCGGGAAGAGGTTGACGGGGTCGCCGTACTGGTTGCCGCGCTCGATGATCGTGTTGAAGAGCTGGTCGGCGAATTCGCGCGCGGCGTCGCGCAGCTCGGGGGTGTTGCCGGTCATCAGAAGCGCTCCCCGTCGGGGGTGACGGGCTCCGGCGCGCGCTTGAAGCTCGGCGGCATCACCGCCCGCAGCGTCATGGCGCCGTAGTAGGCGATGAGGCCCGCCTCGGCGCGGCCGTCGTGCTTCTTCAGGCGGAAGAGCTCGGACTGGCCGGTGAAGAGCGCGATCGCGACCTTGCGGCTCAGCTCCTTGTCGGCGTTGAGGCGCATCGCCTTCTTCCAGCCGGCCGGCGGGACCTCGCTGAAAGGCAGCTCGAGGGCCGCCATCGCGGCGCGCCACGCCCCGTATGTTTCGCCGAACTCGAACGAGTTCTTGGCGCTCTCTCCGGCGAAGGCGTTCACCTTCTCGATCCAGGCGTGCTGGATGAGGACGTCGCGCGTCAGGTGGCGCAGCCATTCGCCGATGGTGCGGACATCCAGCTGGCGGCTTTTCTTGCCACCCTTGGCGGCAATCTCGAAGAGCGGGCAGTCGAGGTGTTCCATCACCGACAGCGGGTCGGTGCGGAGCACGACGGCGGCGCCGTTCTTTCCGGGGTCTACTCCGAGCACAAGCATAAGCAATGTCCGTCCTTGTTCGGGCACGTACAGGTTGCGCCTTGAGGCAAAAAAAATTCGGCGGGGCCCGCGGGGGTGCGGGACAGTTGCGCTAGGCCGCCAGGTCGAGCTTCCTGAAACGCAAGTTCCGGAGGCGGCAGAGCAACTCGTGGGTGATCCGCTCCTCGCCGCGCGCCCGCGCCGCATTGACAACGTCGTCCCAGCGGTCCAGCGGGATGGCGTTCCGGTGGCGCCAGAGGCGCACCTTTTCGGGGGTCAAACCCAGCGCCGTAGCGAGGGGAGCGGGGCCTCCGAAGGAGGCGATGACGTCGCGGAACGAGTGCATACCCAAGAGTTTCAGGCGTTCCCCCGAAAGGGTCAATCAGCTTAACCGAGACGCGATTAAGAGAAAAATCGAGCAATCCTGCGGAAACGTTGCACGGCTGAAACGTGCGACAAGTTGACAGGGGGCAGAGACGCAACACCCCGCTCATGACGTCTCACAGCTGACCTAAGTCAAAGTTCCTTCAGAACTTTTCGTGCGTCATTTAGCGTCACCACTTGACTCGGAACCTCTCAACAAAATATGTGTGCAACCGACGGCGGCGGGCGATGAGTCCCCGACCTCGCATCTGAAAGATGAACTGACTACGCAGGCTAAGTCGCGGGAGGGTTTCCCTTCCCCCGCCGACAGGAGGAACAATTGGATACTTTGGAAGCCAGGGCAGTAACGGAAGTTGACTCTGCCCCACCGCCAAGCACTAACGAGAAGACTTCAAAGGTTACCCGGCAGCATCCGGCGCTTCGCATTTATGACGAGCCGACGGCGATGATCCTCGACATCCCGCCGAAGGTCGCGCGCACGCTGCTGGCGCGTGAGGGAACCAATCGCGAGATGCGCGGCAAGCTGAAGAGCCGCTATGCCACCTCGCTCTCCGAGAAGCGCTGGCAGCTCAACGGCGAGACGGTCAAGGTCGCGACCACCGGCGCCGTGATCGACGGGCAGCACCGACTCCAAGCGTGCGTCGAGGCGAACACGACGTTCCGCACCTTCTTCGCCGGAGGGCTCGACCCCGAGTCGTTCCAAACCATCGACGTCGGGCTGCGCCGTCACCCGGCCGACATCCTGGCGATGCGTGGCTATCGTTACTCGCACGCCCTCGCCGCCGCCGCCGCGAACCTCTACCGCCACGAGCGCAACAGTTGGGCGGCGCGCGAGCATGTCGACCCGCAGGAACTGCTTGCGGTGCTCGATCGTCACCCGGGCATGATGGAGCTGGCGCCGCGTGCGGCGAGCAGGACAACGATCACCAGCCTGCTCCGGCCGTCGGTCTCCGTCTTTTCCTACTACGTCTTCCATGATCGCGACCCGGTCCTCGCCGACCAGTTCCTCGATGCGATCCAGTCGGGCGCCGACCTCCGGAAGGACGATCCCTTCCTCTTGCTGCGCGAGCGGCTGGTCGAGCTCGCCCTCGAGGCGCGCGGCCGGAAGGTCTACACCCGTGCCACCGGCTACATCGCGCTGTGTTTCCGCGCCTGGAACATGAAGCGCCAGCACGAGACGGTGCGGTCGAAGACGCAGGCGGCGCCCTTCTTCATCAGCGACACGACCGAAGTTCCGGAGCTGGTGTGATGGCGAAGGGGCGCGACGACTACCAAGCCCAGCGCCTCGCCACCGGCGCCTATCGCGGCCGGTTCGACGGGATGGTCATCGCCGCGAAGCGCGCGGTCGAGGCCGTGATCGACGACATGCGGAGCGAGCGCGGCTTGCGCAAGGCGGCGTTGATGAGCATCGCCGAGCTGCTCGACGGCGCGATCGTCGCCATCGAGGAAGAGGAGGCCGCCGAGCGCGCCCGCGCCGGCATCTAACAAGGGAAGGGGGAGGGAATGACCGACGACGACCGTCGGATGCTGAGCCATGCCCTGATGGGCATCTCCATCCTGATCCGCACCGAATTCGACAGGGAGCGCTTCTGCGGCCCGCCGATCACCACCGGCCGCGCCGCGATCGAGCGGCACCGCGCGAAGCTGCTCGACCTCGAGATGTGGCTGCGCCGCGAAGAGGAGGTCAACGTCCGATGACCAGTATGGAAGGAAAGGAACCCTAGAAGATGGCCGCACGACACAAGCGGGCGCGGCGATCGGCCGTGCCACCCGAGCACGCACCTGGCGCGCTGATCCTCAATTCGCCGGACGAGCTCGAGGTCGTCG